TTGGTAAATCAACATCAGAAAGCGTATCATTACCTACACCAATAATCATCTTACTAGTTTTTGGAATAGCAAAGTTGATACCATCAGTTACAGCTAGAAGTGGTTCACAACCATATGCTTCAAACCATTTGATTGATTTTCTCAATAACAACCTACCTACGCAAGTTATTCGAGCAGCACATATACTATCAGACCAGTTAAGTGCAATACCAGAACCCAAAGCACCGAATTGAGAGTTATTTAAAATCTTGAGTGGTAACTGTTTAACTTTAAACATTGCTCTATCAGTATCTGTGATAGTATTTGTCATTAATTTGTTATAAGTATCGTGGTCGATTTCTTTTAACAACAAAATTTCATCTTCATTTAAGCTATCTCTATTAGCCAATCGTTTGTAAATATTACGAGCTGTGGTAGAAAATAAAAGCATTTTCTTTAATCCACTGGTAAAATCAAACATTGGGAAAGTATCTTCAGTTAATTCGATTGCTGGATACAGACCCGAAAAGTCAACCTTGACAAAAGCTTCACTAAAACCTCTTTTGAATGTTCGTGCTAAACCACCAGAAAATTCTTCTTTAGTTTCAATACATGGTATAGCTATATTTTTTTCGTAACTCCATGCAGTCATTAATAAATTCCACACAGCAGCAGTACCCATAGTACATATCCTTTGATATGAGGTAGGTACTATTTTTGCTAACATAAATGATGATTGATTATATAATTCATCAACCTTTTCAGTTTCCCATAAATCGTCTAATAAATAATTTCTTAAAATATTTTTGCCACTTATGAAAGTTTTCATATTTTTAGGTGCAGCTTCTGTTCTAAACCATTCAATAAATTCAGGATTATTATCCTTTAATATTTTAATATTATATAGATATTGTGCTTCTGGAATTTTTTTACCTCTATTTACTTGTAATAAATAAACATTTCTAGCTACTTCTTGTAAATTTTCTGGTACAACCATATAGTTATTCTCAGGATCAATTACAAATGTTTTATTTTCTTTATAAATTCTCGAAATAAAGCCATCTGCACCATCAATATATGTTCTATTTGGTTTTGCTATATTTTCAAACGATGCAATATATTTAAGTCTTACGTTTTTTATTTCATTATTAATTGCTTGAGTTCGTTTAGCAGCATGCATTATGTCAATTACAGACATACCCCAAATTTCAGTAGCAATGTATTTATCAGACTTACCACCATATTTAACTGATACATTTGCTCTTCTACTATATTTAGTACCTTCTTTTAAAGTAGTTTTAAATTTAGAAATATCTACCTTAAGTATTTTACATCTACCCTCAATAAATCCAAAATCAAAATCTTCTGAGTTATAACCACATAAAATAGCTGGTGCTAATTTAATAATTTCATCAAAAAATTGTATAAGTAATTTTCTTTCTGATTCATCATCATCTTGATTATCTAATTCTAGAATTTTACCATAACCACGATTATCTCTAATACCTATTGCAAATAAACGTGATACAGCAAATCTTAAACCAGTGGTTTCAATATCAAACGTGACTTTATGTACATCCTTATATTCTTCAAATCCTTTATATAGCCTAGATTTGGTTGATATAAAAAATTGTTCATGGTTACTTACTTTATAGAAAAATTCTTTGTATTTATATAATATATTACCTTTTTCGTCTCTAAGAGGTACACCATTACTATCATACAATTTTTGGTATGGATATACACCAGCATCAGCTAAAAAGTCCATGATAGCATTCATAGACTTTGAACTTGTCATTTTATAACAAAATCCTTCTGTTAACCTGCTAAATCCACCTGTTTGTAATTTAGTGATAGTTATACCATATTGACGCAATTTTTGCTCATATATGTTATTAGCTAAAATATTATTAGCAAAAAGTTTTATACCAAATTTTTCAAAATCCTTAAAGTAAATAAATGGTTCGTAGGCGACTTTAATAATTTTTTTCTCTGTATTTGGTTCATGAATTACACAATCAGCCAAATTACTTTTTGGGTCGATTTCAACATTAACAAGATATTTTAACTCTTCATTATAACCATCTAAGAAACTTTTTATTTCTTTAAGTACACTTAATTTATTCATTATTTTTAATCTTTATGAGACGTTTTTTTCTTTTGTCAAAGCTATAAATAAAACCATTTAGTTGTAACGTTTCTTGTAAATTAATTACACTAAAATTATTAGGTATTATATTATTAAAAACCAATGCACTAGCAAAATTTTTTGCTATTACCTTTAAACCATTTTTAGTATTTTTAATATCAAAATCAAAATATTCTAATTCTTTTTTATCAAGGTATTGCATTAAAAATTTAATCATCATAACTCTAATCTCTTCTTTAGCTTCCCTTTTAGAAATATCTTCATCAAATGTTAATAAAGTTTCAATAAAAAGATCATTTATTATGTTTATTTTATATTCATATAGTTTACCCATTTTATATATATTTTTCTTTTAATTTTTTTAATACTTCAGTTATAATTGATTCATCAACATTTGAAACGTAAATCTCATTATCCATAACTCTATTAATTTCTTTTCTTTTTCCTTCAATTGCATTAAAAACCCATTCATCAATTGAATCTCTGAAAATAAGTGGATAAATATTTACAGTTTCTTTTTGACTAATTCTATGTAATCTATCAGATACCTGATCATATTCACCTACTGAATAAGGTAACGTTAATATAAATAATTTACTTGAACTTGTTAATGTTAATCCATAATTACAAGTCTGTATTGACCCTAAAAATATTTTAATTTTACTTTTAGGGTCTTGAAATTCTTTAACCATTTGAGAACGTTCTTCAACAGTTTGATCTCCAGTGTGTAAACATGCGATATCACCAAATCTTTTCTTTAATTCATTTAAACCATCTTTAAAGAAATCAACAACAACTATTTTTTCACCAGTATCTAAAATATCGTTGATTAAATCATATATAACACTTACTTTTAATGATGAAGTGTATTGTCTTAATCTAATAAGTTTAGTAATACCTAAGTTAGTATTATCAAAACTAAATTCATTAGCAATTCCTCTTTCAATATCAGAATATAATTTATTTTCTGATGAATCCATTTCAAGCATTATTTTCTGATAAATTTTATCAGGAAGGTCTTTCAATACTTCGAATTTTCTTTTTCTATGTGTATATGGTGAAATTTTATAATATAATTCCTCAAATTTTTGATCATCAATATCAGTAATCCAACCACCAAATCCTTGGGTATCATACGTCATACCACAATAATATGAATAAAAATATGCTTTAGTTGCAAAATCTATAGGTGATATTTGGTTAAGTATAGTATAAAGTTCATGTGCTTTATTTGGCGTAGGAGTACCAGATAAATATACTTTACTTACATTACCATTTCTGAATACTTTATCAATAAATATTTTTTTATAATTTTTATATGTATTTGATGTCGGATTTTTTAATCTATGAGATTCATCGGAAATAACACAATCAATAGTATTTAATTTAAGTTTTTTCCATTTAGCGTCCATGCTGGCTTTATTACCAGTATTTAAAAACTCATAGTTAAAAATAATATATTTAGATTCTTCTAATGTATATTTATTACCTTTCCAACCAAGGATATGTGCTTTACTTTGAGTAAATTTTTCTACTTCATAATAATAATTAAACTTCAATGAATTTGGTGTTATTACAATTACTTTTTCAAACTTATTCATTTCAGCATAAATGATTGAGACAAGGGTGTTGTGAGTTAAAATACAATGGTCAGTAACATACAAATGATCTTCAGAATCAATTAAAATACATTGAGCTTCTTTTTTACCAATATAGTTAACTTCAACAATAGCACGATTAGGTAAATATTTAGTAGGAGCAACAAACGTTTCTATTTTTCGTTTTAATTTAAAAGGTATAAATTTTGAAGGTAATTTAATTGTTAATCTGTAATATAATCTACGTTCACCTTTATATATTACCCATTTATCGTGTAATCTTGCTACACCACCTAATGATTCAATAATAAATTGTGTATCATCAATTAATTGTTTTGATGCAAGAGTTAATTCAATAATACCATCTAAACGAGAATGCCCATCAGTATCTAATATACCTTGTAATATTTCTAATCTTTGATTTATTGATCCAAATTTATAATCATCAGGAATAAATTTATTATATGAATTTCGTCCACTTAAATTATATATTTTTAAATATTGATTAATATAATTATTTTTTTTATCTGCTGTTACATAATAATCTAATAATGACCCTTTTTTTAATATTAAATTATGTTTATCTGGTAATCTTTTACTTATTTCATCTAAAATATCTTGATCTAATGATGAAAATGCTACACTATTATTTCCAGTAAGTCCACCATCACCCAATAAACATCCTAATATATATGGATCAATTTTTAATTGTTTTTCATTAAATTCAATAGAATTCACAATTGGTATATAATATTTATTATTACCATTTTTATAAGTTAAACCAGAATCAATTATTTCACGTAAAGTTTTAGTTTGAAAAGAACATTTTCTCCAATTTCTTATTTGAGTATTTACATTCCATAAATGTTCATCACATGATTGTGTTGATGTACCATCATTAAATTTAACCTCATATATATCTTTTTCACCTTGTGGAAATACTTCTAAAACTTTTTTTGGTTTGCCATCACTTCCAATTACAAAATCATTTAATTTAATATCACCCATCATCTTCCATCCATTAGGTGTTAAAATTTTAGAATCTATTGGCTGCGCTTTTCCTAGTCCCATTTCATGTGATATAAGTGCATTTCTAACCTTATTTAGGTAAAGTGATGCAATTATCTGGTGTGGATATAAAACAACACCTTTATTAAGTAATGAGTGTACATATTCAGAATGTTCTAGGAAGTTGGTTTCTAAATCATTTTTATAATTAATCCAAATATCTTTATTGTAATTTAATTCTTGAATTTTAAGTAATTTTTCCTCTTCTTTTATTCTTTCTTTTTCGTTAATTTTAATAAATAAATTTTTATTTTCAATATCACCAAAATCAAAAAAGATTCCTTTAGATCCCCTAAAACTTTTAATTAATTTAAATAAAGTATATGCTTTTAACTCCCATGAATACGAACTAGAATTCCATGTTCTTTCTTCTTTTGGATATTCCCTTATTCTAGTTGTTAAAAAATCATTAGCTGGATATTTTATAGAATAAGTTCTTTTATTCTTAATCCTAGCACAATTAACTGTAAAAACATTACTCATATTCTCGTTTTTTTAAAAAAACAAAGATATAAAAAAAATGGGATCAACACTTGCTGTTGATCCCAAAAAATATATATAAGTGATTTAAAAAACGTCAGTCTTTACAATTGAGTCTAATATATTAATGATAATTAAATCATTTTCTGGTATAATAATTTTACCACATGAATTACCTAAAAAATCTATAGCAAATTCACCATGAAATATACCAGCTTTAGTTATTTGATTTTTCTTAAACCGATAAACTAAAGAATATTCTGTATCATATGGATATGATGCTCTATCTGGTAAATAAAGTAATTCAGCATTAACATTTGCAATAGCAAAAATGCCTGTTTCAGCATTCTTCATTGAAAATGTTATTGCGCAATTTTCTAACATTTCGTTAGTGATATAATATTTATCTAACAATTTTATAGATAATGAATATTTAACTATTGATAAACTACTATTTTTCTTTATATAAAGACTTAATGCCATATTATTTTTTTATATAAATACTTCTAATTTTAATTTATTAATCGTTACCAGATAACTCATTATAATTAACTAAACTATTATTATCAATAACAATATCCGTTTCAAAGTCTAATAATTCATATACTATATTTTTTTCACTTTCAATAATTTCCACTTCGGGTACTTCATCAATAACTTCTATTGGTTTAATTATAGTGCTTATAACTATTTCTGGTTCTAAATCAGGTTCTTCTTGAAATTTACTAAGTTTAAAATCACCAATTCTTTCTGATGTTATTTGATCAACAGGTACAACATTATTATTAACTATAGTATATATTGATGGTTTATTACCTAAACTTTTTTGATAATCTTCAAGCATTCTTAACTCATTTGCTGTTTGATCAATTTTATCTTTTTCATCGTCATTTAACTTAGATATTGCACTACTATATCTACCACCATATGTAGTATCATTTAAAATAATTTGCATACTATCATTATCAAGAGTAGAATCTTTAAATGATTGACCATCTTGTGCAAAACGTGCTTTTAAGATTCTAAAATTAGCTAAATTAGTATCTTTTTGTTCTTCGGGTTTTGCAACAGACATAAAGAAATGTGCTTTTTGATACCTTTTTATACTACCACCCATGTCGTTAACATTAAGAAAATCGGCAGAATAACTACCACGATTACCCTGAATAGCACTCCAACAAGGAATATCAAAATCTGCTGCTAGCGCTAAAAATGATTTAACTACAATAAGTTCCGCTTCGTTCTTATCAAAACTTTTCTTATGTGGGTTAATACAATCAAGATAATCTAAGATCACAATATCAAATCTATAACCAACCTTTTTCTGATATTTTATAATCCATTTTCTAATATCCATCATTGTAGTATCTTCTTGAGAAAAATGTTTTATCAAAAGTTTACCACCATTTTTTATTTCAGAATGCTTTTTCCTTACTTTTGCTATTGCTTCTTCTTTCTTTTTTTCAAGTTCACTTAATTTAATTTCAGACCAAATAGTACTATGTTTTCGTTGTATTTGTGCTGTAGTATCTTCCAATATTATCTGTAATACCTTTTTACCTTCAGCATGAGCAGCATTTGCTATTTTTGTTAAAATTGTTGTTTTACCAACACCGCCTGGTGCTAAAATTAAACCTACTTCTCCACGACCTAATCCACCACCAGTAACTGCATCAATTACCACGATTCCAGTAGGAATAGTTTCTCTGAAATCTTTTTCGAAAATTGATTCTATATTATCAAATACATCAACACCATAATCTTCTTCATCGCCAATATGAACAATTTTTTCAATTCGTTCTTCTATTTCAGTTATAATATATTTATTTTTAATATCACCAGATTTTGATTTATCAATAATAAATTCACCTAAACCTCTATATTCTTGTTGTTTGATAAAAAAATTAGTTTCCTTTTGAATAGCATCACCAGAATGTAATAACTCACCATTATTTACTTTATCATTTAAACTTTTTATTTTTTGAATGATAGCAAATAACGATTCTTCTTCAATAATATTGTTTGGTGATTTATATTTGTTTATAGCAAGTATAATAGTATCATTTTGTAGGTTAGGGACTTTTTCATATTCTTTATGATATTCTTTCATAAAAATAAAAAGTCTTTTCAGAAGTGGATCATCAAAATAATCTATAGAAAGATTATTAATAGTTTTATCACAAAATTCTGGTTCTACTAATAATTGCCACATTAAATTTTGTTGAAA